TCTGCAAACGGCGCTGATGCAAACGAAGTTCCGCCAAAAAACATAATATAAATCCTTATAAAGGATGCAACGGGTGGTATGTGGTGGTGTCCGTTGCACCCATCATAAGGTTATATCACTATAAAATTAAAGTATCAACTCCGTTAATGACGGATTTGATCCAACAGCTCCTTTGTAGAAAGTGTTAAATGCTAGACTTATCCTAGTGTTATTTCCTTTCTTAGTATCTACTTGGTGTGTAGTTGATGATGGAAACATAACCAATTGACCTGATTCAATAGCAAACCACCAAGAAGAAGAGTTCCATATATTATATTTATCATCCTCTATCTCTGGTTTAATTTGTTGATACTTTACATGACTAAAAAATTTAATCATATCCTTATCTTTATCTGAATCAAAATACAATACACCTGATACTATTGAATTAGGATGTTCGTGTCTGTGATGATATTGATTAGTTTCTGTGTAGTTTAACCAAGATTGAGTGATATAAAGTTCTATATTATTTTTAGGACAAATAATTCTCTCAAGATAATCTTTGCAAGCTGCATCTAAAAACTTCTTTATGTTTTTAAATTCTTTTCTGTTTAAAATATAATTGTTTTTTGTGTTAATATTACCTTCATTTTTAACACAATGTTTTTTCTGTTGTTCTACAAATTGTAATTCTTGTTTTGTAAAAGGTCTATCTATATTGGTCATATAAATAGGAGTTGGAAATAGATTATTTATTATAGGTTCTTTCATATTAAATATAATTAAAATTAATTAAAACTCTCCTTTTAGTATCTGTATGGCTTGTTCCTGTATGTTGTAAATTAGAATCAAATATTACAATTCTATTTTCAATACTGTTAATTTCTTCTCCATTTTTAAATATGGTTTTACCATTATTTGTATTCATATATAAAATAGCAGTTGTAATATTATTAAAATCATTATGAAAACTATGATTAAATATTTTATTTGCTTTAGTTTGTAAGTTTAATTTTACTTTTAATGTTTTTTTAGCATTAAGTTTATCAAGAATTGGATTAATATATTTTATAAATGTGCTTGTAGGTTTATAATCTTTTATAACTGTATGAGTAAATTGAAAATCATTATCATTTTCATAAACTTTATAATCATTATAAAACCAAGAAAAATGCTCTCCTAATATTAAATTTTGTAATTGATTAAAAAACTCTTTATCTAAAAAATTATCTATAACTTTCATTAATAAGACCAAGATACAAAAGAATATCTTATACCTTTTTTAACTGGTTTTACTAAATGTGGGTATAAAAATAAAGATGGAAATATTATTAAATCTCCAGCTTTAAATTTAATTTCATAATCATCAAACATAATAAATTCTCCACCCTCATAATCATCATTTAAAACACATACAATACTTAAAATGGGTATTCCTCTTTTTTCTCCTGTAAATAATTGATGAATGTGATCTGCGTGTTTTGACATAATCTGATTTTTCTTATATCTATTAAATCTAATCTGACTAAATCCTACCCAACCACATAATGTATCTCCACCTATTTTATCAATAACAATATATCTTTCCAATGCTTTCCAAGTAAGTTCATGTAATTCTTTTAAATAAGTTAAATTTTCTGCATAAGATATATCAAGTTCTTTATTTCCATTTTTACTAAAACGTTTATCTGGATTTTTAGGTTCATGGTATTGATGTCGTTTCCAAGTATTATTGTTTAATAATTCTTTTATAGATTTATCTATAATATTTTGAGGAATCCATTTATCTAAATGAAGTATATAATCTTTTAAACTTTCTTTCATACCACTTTTTAAAAATACTTATAGAGTATTATTAGGAATTGTCAATTAAATCCCAAGTTTGATTTGTTTCGTTCCATTCATATCTTTGTCCATCATCTGGATAAACGATTGGTGCATCCCAATAACAAGTTTCTTCATTCAATATCCAACTATTAAAAGGTTTAGGAGGTATAAAAGCATCTCTTGTTTCATCATATTTATAACCTAAAGCAGCATAATTTTTTCTAAATGGAGTACCGCCTAATAAATGAACTCCTTTTAATGTATTATATGAAGTTTGTTTCCAAACATCATTAGTGCCATATAAATTATTTAAAAAATCTATACCAGCTTGTTCAGTTGTTGCTACATCATTAGAAACAACTACAACTTTTTCAACTTTACTTCCTTTTCCTATTTTGCAAAAATGTGCCATTATGCTGTGTAACTCCCAGACGCGTTAAAAGTTAATATTGTATCAGAACCATCTGTTGAAACAGTTGGAGAACCAGATGTTGTTCCTGAATAATCCGAAGTTGCCATTCTTAAAATAACTACACCACTTCCACCAGCCCCTGAACCACCATTATCTCCTCCACCAGTTCCTCCTCCTGTATTAGCTGGAGAAGCACTTGTTCTAGGACTAGGACTTGGTGCACCATTTGTACCACCGCCTGAACCACCAGAACCTGGAGAAGCACCTGGATTTACAAAAGCACCTCCTCCACCAGCTCTTGTAACTGAAGAACCTGTTATAGAATTGGCTAAACCATTTCCACCATTAGGTGTTGTACCAGCCGCACCAGCACCACCTCCTCCACCACGACTAACTCCACCATCATTTCCTTGTGAAACAGTACCAGAACCTCCTGTACCAGATGGCAAACAAGCACCACCACCTGAACCACCATCTCTACCATTTCTATTTTCAGAGGGATCAATTTGAGCCGCACCTCCACCGCCACCGATAGCAGTTAAAGATACTCCTGTACCTGATACTGTACTATCAGTTCCATCACTACCTTGTAATTTAACACCTGGACTTCCAACCGCCGCACCACCACCACCTACAGTTACTGTATATGTTGAACCTGGAAATAAACCGATAGCTGTTCCACCAAAATTAGTTAAATGACCCCCAGCACCACCACCAGCGGCATCTCCAGCACCTCCTGAACCTCCACCAGCAACGACTAAATATTCTGCATCATAGGCTTGTGGAGTTCCTAAAGCTACAGGATCATCATTAGTTGGAATCCAACCTTGTGTTGCTCCTGAATAAACTATTTTTAAATGTTGTCCTTGGGTAGAAAGAGTAGGATTAGGTGAACTATTACCTTGATAATTTAAACTGTTTATATTGATTGTTACATTATTTGTATCCCATGTTCTTGCGTAATCCGCAAATTCTATTGTATCACCTACTGAAGCTGAAGCAGGTAAAGTTACAGTACAAGCATTTGAAGTTGTATCAATCCAATAGCCATTTCCAGCTACTGCTGATAAAGTTGTTCCTGTAACAATTGTTGATTGCCATTGAGTACCGCCGCCTACAAATTCTGCACCAGAAGCTACACTAACTGTATCACCACTTGCTCCTAATGTAACAGTAGTTCCTGATTTAGAAATAATTACATTTCCAGAACTATCTTTAATAGCTCCTGGAGTAACATTAACACTGTCACCTGCTTTACCAATAGTAACAGTATTAGCATTTTCGTTGATAATATTATTACCGTCTTGGTCCTGAATTGTATCTACTTTAATTATACTAGCCATATTATACTAAATCCCATGTTTGGTTTTCTTCGTTCCATTCATAATAATTATCATTATCAATTTGTTCTTGTGTCAATTCTGGTTTAGCAACTGGTGCTTCCCAAAGACAAGTTGTTTCGTTTAATGTCCAACTATTAAAAGGTTTAGGTGGAATAAAAGCATCTCTTGTTTGGTCATATTTCCAACCTATACCAGCATAATTTTTTCTAAAAGGTGTTCCACTCAATATATGTTCTCCACCTTTAGTATTATAAGATGTTTGTTTCCAAACTGCTCTGTCTTTATATAAATTTTGTAAAAACTCAACACCAGCTTGTTCAGTTGTTGCAACATCATTTGATACTACTTCAATTTTTTCAACTATATTTCCTATTCCTAATTTTGCAAAATGTGCCATTATGCTGTGTAACTCCCTGATGCGTTAAAAGTTAATATTGTGTCTGATCCATCTGTTGTAACAGTTGGAGAACCAGTTGTTGTTCCTGTATACTTTGCTGTTGGTAATCTTAAAATAACAACACCCGAACCTCCATTACCAGTAGTTTCACCATTACCACTATTTCCTCCACCTCCACCTCCTGTGTTAGCAGTACCACTAGTAGCATTAACTTGCGGACTTACTGAAGTATTACCTCCTGTTCCACCACCTCCTGTTCCAGCAGGATATGGTGTTCCTGTTCTTGTAGAACCAGAACCTCCACCACCTCTTGCGACAGAAGAACCAGTTATAGAAGATGATAAACCATCTCCACCATGACCATTTCCATCAGTATTACCAGCTTCTCCAGCACCTCCACCTCCAGCAGCTTCATCAACAGGACCCTGTCCAACACCACCATCAAAACCTTGATTTGCAGTACCAGTACCACCAGCACCACCAGGATTAACTCCTCCATTTCCACCTCCACCTGAACCTCCATTTCCTCCAGAAGTTTCGCTTGGTCTTGAACCACCTCCACCTCCACCATTTGAAGTTATGGTTGTAATGCCTGTTCCTGAAATTGAACTATTAACTCCTGATCCACCTCTTGCGCTACCACCACTAGCAGAATTTCCACCACCACCTACTGTAATTGTATAAACTGTTCCTGGAGTTAAAGTTAAATTTGTTTCAGATGAACCTCCCCCACCAGAAGATTCAGTTGAATAAGAATTTCTATATCCTCCAGCACCTCCACCACCTCCGTCATCAAATCCACCACCGCCACCTCCAGCGATAACTAAAAAATCTGC